TCGATCGTGCCGCTTACGTTCGTACGCCCGATGCCGATTCCGCCCAGCGCCAGCGAACCGATGCACGGCTGATCGCGAAGGTTGTTTTCGACGGTGAACTGAACGTTTGTGAAACACGCCGCTGCGTCCGCAATTTCGACGCCGTCGATGCGAATGTCAGTGATGTTGTCAACGGCCGACATTACGTCGTTCGCCGATACGGCCACGGTAGAAGAACCCGCGGAAGCCGAACTGGCAATAAGTTCCTTGCCCTGGAACGTGAACGAACCGTTTATGATCGCGCCCGGCGCGATGTTCAGGTCCATTGAGCCGACGCGCATACCACTGAAGCGCTGGTACTGCAACGGTGACAGGTCAGAATACAGTTTTTCGATTTGGAACGACTTGCGGGTCGTGCCGTTACTGATATACTGGCCGCGAAGGTTTGCGGAAGCAATTGCTTCTGCGCTGGGCGGTGCCGGGCTGACTGTGATAGTCTGCGGCGACGCCGTGGTGTCTTTCGCCACAACCTTGTATACGCCGTCGTTCGTCGGTGATGCCAGCGAACCGTCTAGCCGCAAGTGCTGTCCCACGACAACATTCAGGTACGGGTCCGGACTGTCGGCCGACGTGTGCGTTAGAATACCGGTGTTGTTTTCCGGCGACGGGTACGAAATCGTGATGCCTACGCCTACGGCGTTGACTTCAGTCGACCAGTCGTCATACAGCGCGCCAACAAACAGCGTGTCGTGAGAACCGTACGATAGCTCGATGCCGGCGTCGCCGCCCGCGCCTACCTGCGTCCGGATGATATCAGAAACCATGCGGTCGCTTCGAATTTCTTCGGACTGGGCGGTTTCTGTGTTCTGCGTCAATGATTCGTTAGTGAAACGGAATTCCGAAAACACTACCGGGCTTGCCACGGGGACTTCGCCCCATACTGTTTCGTTGACGAAGAACAACTGAACTGAACTTGAATCAGACATTTTGTGTTGTCTCCTATGCGTTTAAATTAGGTAATGGCAATCAAGTCGTCAGCCTGATACGGCGTTGACGCATTATATTGAACCCATGCCCCGTCGATTCCGACGCGTGTCAACCCCGTCCCGCGGAATATTACGCCTGATACTGTACGGCCTTGAAAAATGTCTGCGACGCTGTCAGCCAGTTCTCTTGCCGTGCCGTCCCCGCTCCCGGCGGGAACAAATATTTGAACAACCATGACGCCCACGCGGCGGAACCGACGCAACTTCCCCATAGACACTTGTGTCTGTGCCCCGGAAAGTATGTTCAGCCGAACCCATGCTTCATTTTCCGGCGGCGTCGTTTGAACGTCCCCGTATGTATGGGTTATGGTAGGTTGTTCGACGGGCCATAAAGCGTCAAAACGTTGTCGGATTGTGTCTGCATCTGCTGAATGTCCCATAACTTACTATTTTACCAGTCTATAACATTAAAACGCAAGAAGATGTGCGAAAATGTGATTAATTTCGCGGAAAATATCATGTAATTGTGATTAAGCGAACTGCGCTTGAACTTCTTCAATCGATACCGCCACCATTCCGGCGGGTGCCTGCGTGCTGCTACCCTTTTCCAGCGCCACAATATACTCGACGTTGTTGTACAGGATAACGGTTGAGTACGCCACGATATCATCCAGCGCCGCGAGCGCGTCCGGCTGTATGATCTTTTTCGTACCTTCGATCTCAAGCGCCGCGGTTCCGGTGCCCTTGTCGACGGCCACCTGCCAGTTATTCTGTGACCGCCCGGTTTTTACCGGGTTTTTCTCGACGATAAGCGACAGCAACTGAAACGCGACTTTCTTCAGCAGCAGCCTATGCTTTTCTGCCGTCAAGTCCTTGAATTTCTGAATGTCGACGTTGAATTGGTTCAGGTTTTTAAAGCTTACGCCTTTTTTCGCCACGGGTTACGCTCGCAACTGGATTTCGTAGAATGCGATAACCGTTCCTGCGGACTGTGGCCTGACAGCGACAATCTGGTAGTTTACGGAATCCTTGATCATCCGATCGCCCGGTGCCGGTGACAGCCCGTCGCCCTTGACCAGCGTTGACAGGTCAGTGGTGCGAATAGCGGTGCCATCGATGCGCCCGACTGCGTACGGTTCCGGCGGTGTCGCCAGAACGCCTGTGTCGCTGTTCGTCGGCGTTGTCTTCCCTGTAGCCGCAGAAAATGTCTGCGTTACGGTCCGGAGTGTCGCCGGCCCGCCGAAGTCTTCGATCAGTTTCGTTGCGACGGCTTGAAGCCCGTCAAGTTTTCCAGCCATATCAGTTCCTTGATAGTCTCCCGCTTATCCCGTATGCGGGGTTTAAAAATGGCGCGATGCGTTGCATGGCGTCCCAGTATTCTGTCGTCTGCTTGGCGCTGCCGCCTTCCGACGGTGTCATGTACTGAACTTCCAAACTGCCAGCCTTTTCCTTGCTGGTCTGGCGCCCTACCGGCGCCTGCAAGGTTTTCGAAGCTACGCCGCTGTCGTCCATGATTGATCTCGCTAGTAACATCTGCGCATCTTTCACGGCCTGCGGTATTTCGTTTTCGGGTATAAACAGCGTGCTTTGAAATGAAAGCAGTACCCCGACCTGCGTATAAAACGGGTCGAAAAAGTCAGGAACAGGCACGCCGCGGCGCGGCCATGTCAGCGCCTGCGAGCCGTCGGCCAGCGAGCCGTTCCAGCGAAGTCTCCACGCCTGCGTAATGTAGTCCGACGCAAGGATAATCGCCCGGGTTTTCTGTTCGTCAGCAGCGCTTTCCCACACGGTGTCGACTCGCGCATCAAAGTAAGCGTCTGTTTCTTCGAGCGAAACAAAGCTGTTTGCGCCTGTAACAATCGTTCCGTCTTCTAGGATTATAGCCATTATTTCGTGATGTCCTGTTTAACAATGTATTTGCTTTTTGCAATAGTGCGAACGATGCCGCCGCCGTCGATCATTTGAATATCGTAGAAATAGCTGCCAGCCGCAATTTCCGACGGATTCGGGCTGGCGTCATAATCGAACTGAAACTTTCCGTTCGGCCCATCAGTGATAGTGGCGGATATCTGAAACTGTTCAGAACCAACGGCCGGCGTCACGTCAATGTTCGGATTCTTCGACGTGTTTACGGTCAGCAGGAAACTGAACCCGGTTATATCTACCACAGACGGAGACCCGGATTGGGTCAGCGCACGTTTAACCGGCTTTGTGTCACCACGAAAGCGGCAAATTTCCAGTGTGTTTTCGCTACATTCGGCCATGTCAGTTCCTTACGGTTCACATACCATTGTAATTGGTTGCTCCTCATCAAGCAAGTTGATGCTCTTTTCTTCGTCCACAACTATCAGGGTTGTAACTGTGACCGTCAGGTCGGATGCGTCGATAACCTGCCCCATATACCACAGCCTTTGCGTGGTTATGCCCCCGACTGTCGCATTCAGTTGGACCTGTATTTCGTCCCCAAGCGTCCACGCCGCGTCTATTACGAACGACAGTTGGTACTTTCCATCGGCCGGGGACCCGACCGCCGAAACGGTAACGCTTGTCAGTTCAGTTGCGTTGTTTCGAATCACGGTGCCGGTCGGCAGGGAGTCTGCCGGCGCGGCAAGCCCTGACGCCGCCCGCACAGTGAATCCCCGGACTACAGCGCTGTTTAGAAATAGTGCTTGCGTCAGTTGGACCCACCGCTCGACAAGTTGACCAGAAACAGCGGCGGTAAAGAACAACTGCCATGTGTCGCTGATCAATGTGTCACCCGGCAAAACAAACGAAACAGCGTATTCTGCCGGCCCTACCAACTGCGTAATGGTCACCGGTGCCGCTACAGCGGTGCCGTTTCGATAAACCGTCCCGACTGGCAGCGCGTCAGTTGCGACAGGGTCGCCGTCAGCGTCACGAACAACAATGCGCCTGTAGTATGTTTCGTTTGCTTGAAGCGGGAAATTCGACATTAGCTCACATCAATAAACGGCAGTTCGTCACGCGTCAGCGCAATTTCAGCCGAACCGTCCCACAGCAATTCACCTATACCGATAATTGCTCGCGGCGATACCCCGCCATCGTAGAAAACCACGGCATACT